ATATAGATATAACAAAGAGTATATCAAAGAAAATCGTGCATTTGGAGAACTTGGACACCCAGATGGCCCAACTGTTAATCTTGAGAGAGCATCACATATGATTACCTCTTTAGAACAAGACGGAAAGAATTTTATCGGTGAGGCTAAGATACTTAGCACTCCAATGGGGGAGATTGTAAAAAATCTTATGAGTGAAGGTGCTAAACTAGGCGTATCATCAAGAGGTATGGGTAGTTTAGACCAAAAAGGTGGTGCAAACTATGTAAAAAGTGATTTTTACCTTGCTACTGCCGCAGACATTGTTGCAGATCCTTCTGCTCCAAATGCTTTCGTAGAAGGTATTATGGAAGGAAAAGAGTGGGTTTGGGATAATGGTTCTCTTATCGAAGAAGAACTAGATAGAATGAAAAAGAGAATTAAGAACAGAACTAGAGTAAAACATGCTAAGGAAGATGCGTTAGAGTTCGCAAAATTCCTTAAAATGTTATAATTTATAAATAAATAAAAGTCTTAAAGTAATTAAAAGGAGTAATCCCCATGGCTGACGAATTAGATAAAACCATTGAGGAATTAGAGGCGGAAGTACTTGATGAGCTTGAAGAAGCGAATGGTGCTGATGCTCCTAAAAAATCTGCTGGTAAAGCAGATACAATGGACAAAGTAGAAGGTGAAGTACAAGATACTGGGAAACCAGTTGTTTCACCTGACCAAAAAGATTCCCCTGCTAAGAAAGCAGCTGCAAAAGCTAAAGAAGTTTCAGGCGATGCAGCACAAAAGGGTGAGGGAAAACCAGATAAAATGGACAAACCTAAAGCAAAAGCTGACGGTACAGGTGCAACAAGTAAATCTCTTGCAGCTGGACATGTTCCAGAAGGCGAAGACCTTTCTGAGAAAAAATCTATGACCAAAGAGCAAATGAAAGACGTAATTGCTAATGGTATGGGTAAAATGAATAAAGTAAAATTAGAAAAACTTTATGCTGCTTTTACTTCTCCAGAGGAAGAAGAAGACGAACCTACTGAAGAAGAAAAAGAAAAATTAGAAGCTGTTGAAAAAAGAGTTAAAAATATAGACGTTAAAGAACACGTTGATGCTCTTATGAATGGTGAAGGTGATTTATCTGAAGAATTCAAACGTAAAGCTGCAACAGTATTTGAAGCTGCAGTAAAATCTAAAGTGCGTGATGAAGTATCTAGAATAGAAGATGATTATCGCAAAGATTTAGATGAAAATATAAACACAAACAAAGATGAGTTAACTGAAAAAGTTGACACTTATCTTAACTATGTTTGTGAAGAATGGACTAAAGAAAACGAATTAGCAATTGAACGTGGATTAAAAGGTGAAATTGCTGAGGACTTTATTTCTGGATTGAAACAATTGTTTGAAGACCATTATATTGATATTCCAAACGAGAAGTATGACGTATTGGAAGCACAATCAGAGAAGATTTCTCAATTAGAAGCAAAGTTAAATGAAGCAATCGAAAGAAATGTTTCAATGAAGACTAACAATGCTCAACTAGTTAGAGGACAGGTTATATCTGAAATGAGTACAGATTTAGCTGAAACAGAAATTGAAAAGTTTAAGTCATTAACTGAAGATATAGATTTCGCAGATGAAGATTCTTACAGAGAAAAGTTAGAAACTTTAAAAGAAAACTATTTCCCAAAACAAAAAACAGTTGTGGCTGAAACAGTTGATAATGTAGAAACTGGCAACGCACAGGACATTGATGTAAGTAATTCTATGACAGCATATATGTCTGCTATCGGCAGAGTTGCTAAAGGTCAATAGTGCAAAAATGATAAAATTTATAAATAATAGTAGAAAAAATTAAGGAGAAACAAATGTTTCAAACAGAACATCTACAAGAAAAGTGGCAGCCAGTCCTAGAGCATCCAGAATTACCAAAAATCGAGGATTCTTACAGGCGTGCCGTTACTACAGTTATTCTTGAAAATCAAGAAAAAGCTTTAAACGAAGACAGATCATTCTTATCAGAAACCGTATCAACTAATTATTCGGGCTCTGGTACTCCTAATCCATCTTTTGATACATGGGATCCGATTCTTATATCTCTAGTTAGACGTGCAATGCCTAACTTAATTGCATATGATATCTGTGGCGTTCAACCAATGACAGGACCAACTGGTCTTATCTTTGCTATGCGTGCTAGATTTGCATCTATGGACGGTGCAGAAGCTCTTGCAGACGAAGCAATGCCTGATATCTCTAACCAAAATAAACTTGGTACAATCGGTGGTGGTGACATTGGTGCAACAGAAACTAATCCTGCTGTATTAAATGACTCTCCATCTGCTGGTACTTACACTTCTGCAACTGGTCAAACTACAGTTCAAGGTGAAGCATTAGGGGATAGTTCAACTAACGCTTTCGCAGAAATGGCATTCAGTATTGAAAAACATACTGTTACTGCTGTAACTCGTGCAATGAAAGCTGAGTACACAATGGAACTTGCTCAAGACCTTAAAGCAATTCACGGTCTAGACGCAGAAACAGAATTAGCAAACATATTATCTGCTGAAATACTTGCAGAAATAAACAGAGAAGTTGTAAGAAACATCTATGTGTCTGCTGTTTCAGGTGCTCAATCTAACACAACAACCGCTGGTATCTTTGATTTAGATACTGACTCAAACGGAAGATGGTCAGTTGAAAAATTCAAAGGACTTATGTTCGCACTTGAAAGAGATGCAAACGCTATCGGTCAACAAACTCGTAGGGGTAAAGGTAACATAATCCTATGTTCTGCTGATGTTGCATCTGCATTACAAATGGCTGGTGTTCTAGATTATACTCCTGCTTTATCAAACAATCTAAATGTAGATGACACTACAACAACTTTTGCTGGTGTTATGAACGGTAGATACAAAGTATATGTAGATCCATATGCTGCTAATGTAGCTGCTTCTCAATACTACATTTGTGGTTATAAGGGTAGTTCCCCATATGACGCTGGTATGTTCTATTGCCCATACGTTCCATTACAAATGGTTCGTGCTGTTGGTGAAAATTCATTCCAACCTAAGATTGGTTTCAAAACTCGTTACGGTATTGCCGCTAACCCATTCTCAACTGGTACAGTTGCGGCTGGTGCAGATGGTGCTATTAGTGTTTCTGCAAGTACTAACAAGTACTACAGAAGAGTTAAAGTTACTAACCTTATGTAATCATAAGATTGTAGTTATAAAATTAGAGAGGGGTTTTTTAACCCCTCTTTTTTTTGTATAAATAGTAGTATGACAACATTTCAATCACCACTATCAAGACAACCAACAAAGTTAGACTATGCAAGTCCAACACAGTTTAGGTTTATGCTTAATCAACTTCCAAAGGTTGAGTTTTTTACTACGGCTACAAACTTACCTGGCATTACTTTGTCTGAAGCAGTTCAAAATACACCATTTAAAGATATACCAATGCCTGGCAATAAACTTGAATATGGTGATTTAGACGTAACTTTTATTTGTGATGAATACCTAGAAAACTATACTTCTTTACACGAATGGATGACTGCATTTGGGTTTCCTAAAAACAGAGAACAGTTTAGTACTTTTAGAAGTACAACATCAAATGCACCTACAGACACAAGAGGTTCAAGTAAAGACATTGGTGATGTTGGTGTATCTACAGCTATGAAAGGAATGTTCTCAGACGCAACTCTTACAATCCTATCCAATAAAAATAATCCTATAGTAGAAGTTCGTTTTGCAGATGTATTTCCAACTTCACTTAGTGCATTAGATTTTAATCAAAATACAACAGATGTAGAATACCTATTAGCAACAGCAACATTCAAATACAAATTATACGAAATAATAACTATATAAATAGTTCTATATAATGGAGTGAATATGACACTAGATGAATTGCAAGCACAAGCTGCAAAAGACTTAAAAATAAATGATGATGAACACCTTGATACCGAATCTCTCAAAAATCAAGAAATAAAAGCAAAATATCTTAACCATAAGGCTAAGTTTGAATTACTTTTGTATAGAGCAAAAGGTGATTACAAACGACTATATCGTGATAAATGGGAATACTATGGTGGTAAGGCTGATGCAAAAATTTATATTACCAAACCATTTGACCTCAAAGTTCTTAAAACAGATTTAAGTGTCTATATCGAATCAGATGAAGATATTATCAATTCAGAAAATAAGGTAGCATATTTACAGACTGTTGTCAAGTATATTGATGGTGTTATTAAATCTATTGACAATCGTGGTTGGGATATTTCTCATGCGATTAAGTGGAAACAGTTTGAAGCTGGAATGGTATAATGAAAAAATATATTGGGTACTACGAAAATATCGTAGAAAGTGAAATATGTGATAGTATAATAACTTATACAGAAAAATCTAAGGTATTGACACCATCTACTTACTCTACGTCTGCTGGTAAGAGTGCAATCTCTCTCCCCTTC